AAAGCATATGGGCGGCTACGACGAAGCCGGCGGCGGTATGCCTGAAGAGTTGATCTGATGTCTACGCTATCAGAGTTAAGGACGCGGGCCAGGCAGCGCGTGGACGCCGTTGATAATCATTTTTTCTCTGATGGAGAAATAAATGACTATATCAATATCGGCCTTGGCGAGCTTCACGACTTACTGGTTACACAGTATGAAGACTATTACGTAAGCAGCGCATCCTTTTCTCTGGTGGCAGACCAGGACGCCTACACTTTTATAGGCGATATCGGGATAAGCGACTTCTATAAGCTGCTTGGTGTTGATGCCACCTCTGGCAGCGATACGATGAAGGTCCGCAGATTTTCATTCCCAGAACGAAACAAGTACACGGCAGACACTGCTGTATACAATAGCAATGGATATGCCGCCTATGAGTACTCTCTGAGGAATGATGGGCTTGTCTTCATGCCTGCTCCGACCTCAACAGACACGATCAAGATTTGGTATGTGCCTCGTTTTAGGAAGCTCGTTAATGATAGCGACGAGGTTCTGGACAACATCATGCTGAACTGGGAAGAGTATACTGTCTTGTCTGCGGCTATCAAAATGAGACAAAAAGAAGAGACTGCTGTCGGCACGCTACAGGACAGCATGGACCGGCTTCAGGACAGAATTTTAGACGCAGCAAAAAATAGAGATGCAGCAGAACCAATGGGGATTACGGATGAGAACACGGGCGTACTGCCCTATCATCGATGGGTGCTCTGATGCCTATACGAAGATACGAAAGAGTTACAACCGATAATCCAGTTCTCAAAGAGATACAGGAAAGGGTTGAGGATGCTCTTTTACCAGTTGTCGATTCTAGTATTATTGATGGCAAGCTGCTTACTGGGCATGTGCTCGCTTCTGGCACAACGTCAGTCATAGCTCATGGCCTTGGCCGAAAGCTAAAGGGGTGGGTTGTTGTATCAAAGAATGCCGCCCAGCATGTCTACGACGCTCAGGCCTCTAACGACTCTCCTGATATCTTTCTTCACCTAACTGCTGGCGGTGCTGTAACCGTAGATCTGTGGGTGTTCTGATGGCGCTCCAGCGAAAAACCGTATTCCTCCCAGTGGCAAAAGGCCTGAATCAAAAGGTCTCTGATATCCATCTTCCGCCAGGAGAGCTCACAACTCTCGAGAATGCAGTCTTTGACAAGGCGGGAGAGATCAAAAAGAGAAAGGGCTTCGACTCAACAACCCTTTCGGTTGATAAGGGAAATGTTGATTTCTCCTGGTCCTTCAAAGATTCGGCCTACTTCATTTACAGGAAGGGCTACATCTATCGACTGGGAACAGTCTCAACCCCCGGAACCCTGGGCGCTTATCGGGAGCTTGGGCTTTGCGATAACTTCTCATCAGAGGTCTATTCGGTATCTGCGGCTCCAGCCGAGCACCACCAGGAAGCTCCCTATATAGCCACATCTGATAATTACATCTGCATTGTTCATCTTGATGTTGATTATGACTACACAAACAGGGTTAAAAACTACTCCTATCGCTGCACTCTTCTAGACATAGACGGCCTATCTGTTGTCGCCACCAGCACTGGGCGGACGGCTGATGCACTTGCTCGATACGTTTACCGGGGAAAAGTGAAGGTCGCCTGTACTGACGACGACGGGGACACTCAGAGCTTTGCCGTTTATTACGAGTATAACAATGGCGGGAATTACGAGCTGAAGCGGGATGAGCTGACAATCACGGATTCCGCTGTCGCTCTTCCTGCCTTTGGTGGGGCCGGTGTTACCATCGCCGGATCTACAAATGACTACAACCAGACTGTTGCCCAGCAATGGTTTGACGTCTGCGAGACGACGACCCCAACGCTCGGCGGTGCCAGCGTCCACGTAAAAATATGCTACTACAAAAACAATGGTGGAACTCATACTCTCGAGCGAGGAACGGATAATAATGTACAGTCAAATACGAGCTCTGCAAGTCTCACCCTAGCTTCGCTGAGCGGTGGCCTTGGGGCGACTGCTCCCTCGACAAGATGTGTTATCGACTATCAGGGAAACACTGCCTATCGATCTGGGACAACCGTTTACTACAACACGGATACCTTCACCAATTCCTCCACCTATTTTCAACCTCACGGATTTTTTCCTCACACTCCAAACTATTCCGCCTCTGCTGAATATGGTCTTTTTTATGAGCATGGAACGAGTGCTGATCACACGATCCAGGCAGTGTATTATGACCTAGGAGCCAGTCCGACAAATAAGTCAATTGGCAGGGGGAGAGCTTCAGTCCAGGCTTTTGCTGGGATTGGAAACGCCGCTGTTTCTGGAGGATCTAATGCTCATACATCGAACACGGAGCTTTCAACGGTTACGTTTCATTCTGAGACAAACGGAGAAGGTAACACTATTTCAGGAAGAAGCCTCGTTCAGCAATTCAGACCAGAGTACTCTCCCTTTGGCCCATGTCGATTCAGATTTGGGGGCCATGGATCAATACACTCAAATGCCTATTATTCAGCAATTCCTGCGGTCACAAACTTCAACACCTTCCCAACCTCAGCGAGCGCAGTTGAGAGTGTTCCCAACTCAGTAATCAAGCTGGTTAAGATTAAGGCAAAGCGATACGAGTTCGGCGTACGCAATGCCTCAATAGGAAACAACGTCTTCTTTACTCTTGGCGGGGCCATATGGAGAGACGACGGTGGTGGCGGTGTTGTGTTTCTTGGTCTGCCTAAGCCATCAATTACCAGTGCAGCAGGGAATGCTTCTGCTGGAAATATGACGACAAGCAAGACCTACAAGTACAAGATAATCTATGAGCGTGAAGACATCCACGGAAACCTTTATCGGTCAGAGCCCTCTGATTCCATTTCAGTCGGAACAGCCAGTAATAACTCTGTCCTTGTAACCTTTGAGCAGGCCGGGATGGCCGTCAAGAGTGATGACTACTCTGTTGCAATCTACCGAACAGTTGCGGATGGGTCGAACTACAACAAGGTGGCCACTGTTAGCGGACAGGCGACAAACGAGGGAGGGACGTCAACCTTCCTTGATACGTTCGCTGACTCTGTTTCTTCAGCCGGGGCATCTCTTTATACGGATGGGGATGAGCTTGCAGACGTTATCCCCCAATCTTGCTTTTACCTGGAGGCTCACCGAAACAGGCTTTTCACGATCACTGAAGACCATCGGGTCATGTACTCGAAAGAGTTTAAGAAGGGTTTTGGTTTAGCATTTTCTGACTTGTTCTCTATTCCCCTAGATGGCCTTGAGGATGACAAGCCGACAGCCCTTGCCAGTGCCGGTGGAGATCTTTACATCTTCAGGGAGAACTCGATTTGGATGGTTAGTGGCGATGGCCCCACCAATACAGGAGGCGGATCCTACTTCACTCCTCGACTGGTGAGCAATAGCGTCGGAGCCAGGAAGGGCTCGCCCACCCTTTTCGCCGACAGTGGACTATATTTCCAATCGCCCAAGGGGCTGTTTCGCCTGGTACAGGGCAAGCTTGAGTACATTGGAGCGGCTGTTGAAGATCACATCACGGGCGGAACACCTACTGATGTCCTCATAGATATCGTAGAAGACCAAAGCAGCGAGACAATTCGATTCTGCTTTTACGGCTTAAATACGCTGGTCTTCAATACCTTCAACCAGCAGTGGGGCGTCCACACCTATCAGAGCGTTGGCATGTATAGCGTGGACAATGTTGTCTACATGGCAACTAGCGATAAGAAGCTACACTCCGAAAACTCGGGAGCAGATTACAAGGACGACGGAGTCTTTGTGTCGATGAAGCTGAAGACTGGTTGGATAAGCCTTAACGACGTCCAGGGCTTTGGCCGAGCCTACAAGTTTGCCCTTCTTGGAGAGTTTACAGAGCAGGATGACTTTACCGCAAAGGTTAAGGTCTATTACGATTATCACGACGTGACTAACGTCGACAGTACCGGGGTTGCAAATGTTGGCCCTGTTGTTGACACCTTTACGCTATCGGCCTCTGACAGCATCAAGGGAATGAAGTTCCAGTTCAGAGGGCACTTCGGAAAACAGAAGTGCCAGGCTGTTCGGTTCGAGATTTATGATGAAGACAATAGTAGCAGTGAGGGTGCAGGATTCACTCTTTCTGCAATTGCTATTGAGTATGGTTCGAAGAAGGGCATCTTCAGAATGTCTCAAAATAGCGGTGAGTTTAAGCAGAACTCCCCTACGGCAGTTTCATTTATTGATGCTTTGACCGGAACAGCTGATGCCGAGGTCTACATTGGCAACCTTACAAGAACGATAAGCGGGAGTTAGATATGGGATGGGGCGATTACGGTCATATGGACCCATTTGAAGAGGAAGAGCTCGAGCCATTTGGCCCAGATGCCCCCTCTGAAACACCCATGGGAATGAATATTCCGGCAGATGATGCGGATGCGGGTGACATTATTGGGGCTGATGGTTCGGAGGCAGTCATTGAGGCCTCCCCCACGGCAACCGACTTTGAAGATAGCGGTCTTGACATCACCACCCCTGGGACTGATCCATGGGGTGAGGGCGCCTACCAGGAACCGCCTCAACAAGAAGGCACCGGGAACCTGTGGGGAAGCACCAGCCAGAGCAAGATTACCGGAACACAGGGAGAGGGAAACGTTGGAGACGAAACGTATCTCGAGCCCTATATCCGAAATCTGATTGAGGAAAATCGAGGCCTAGATCAAGCAGAGATTGCAGGCTCTCAATGGGACGCTGCGACAGAGGGGCTTCAGCAGAGCCTCGGTCAGTATGACCCTGCAAAGGTTTATGGCGCTGGTAATTTTGCTGGGGCAACTATTGATCCTCTTGCAACCTTCGGTGGAGCCACGGCGGGGAACATTACTCCATTCCAGGGTGCCAAGGTATGGTCCCCCGAAGAGCAACAGGCAAGATATGGGCAAGTTCAGGCCATGAAGCAGATGGCCAACCTTGCCGCGGGAGGTCAATCTCAGGCCCTTAACCTGCAAAGAGAGCAGGCTGCCC